AAGGGGCCTGAGGAGCGGGCCGCTTTGAGGGGCCAGCGGAAAAGGTTTTTTCCCGCTCTCCGATGACGATGATTGAGCTGCCTGTATTCAATTGCTGCCTTTGAGCCGGCCCCTCAGCGGCTTTTTTGACTTTGCACCTTCGATTATACAGGAGTCCTCAGAGAATGTTAAAGACTGACAAAGAGGGACAAAGTCAATTATATCAGATTAGCTCTTTTTTTCTCTCTTTTTCTCTCTTAGTCGTGGAAATTGATTTTTTTTCTCTTAGGCTTTCTCTGTGGTAGTTTATAAGCTATTATTAGTTAGTTAACTAAATAATCTATTAACTTTAATACTCTTAAGTAATTAAATAACTTAAGTAATTTATAATTCTCTTAATTAGTTAACAAGCTAAAATGGCAGATAACTTATCTAATCACTAAGGGAAAGCCAAACAGCTGTTTGCTTTGGTGTCTTAGCATCTTAGGATCTTAGGATCTTAGGATCTTAGGATCTTAGGATCTTAGCACTCAGCCAGCGGAAAAACCAGCTTAAAAGGAGCTAAAATAACTCCTTAGATAGAAGGAAGGAGCTGCCTTAACTTGCCGCTTGCTGCCAGCTCTTAGCTTGCCTTAGCTCTTAGCTTAGCTTGCCTTAGCTCTTAGCTTAGAAGGAAGGAGCTTGCTGCTTTGCCTTGCTGCCAGGGAGGGAAAGCCGCTACCCCGGGGCCAGATGCCCCCCGGAGCCCAGTTAAAATTACAACCCACCACAATATTTTTACCGAAAAAATGTTTGCTAAAAATGTGGTTTTGTGGGTTTTGTGGGCAAAGTGAGTAGCTTATTGAGTGAAAAGTCAAGAGTGTGGGGGAACCCAACAAGGAACGACAGCCTATTAGCGGGAGCGGGTTAACCGATAGGGAAAACCCGCATCGGGTTTACGGGGACGGAAAATCGGTCATGGCAAGTTTCCTATGATATCAAGGAAGACGCCATGACCGGTTTTAGGGGGTGGCTGATTAAAAAAAGAAAGTTTTTCTCTCAGACTCTCTTTTTATAGAAAAAAGTGTATATTTAGAGTAACTATGTACAACCATAGATTACATAGTAATTATAGTAATTCTCTTAATATATATAGTTAGTATACTAATAATAGAGGGTTTTAGTAATACTAGATTATAGTATGTATACTAGAATTACTAGCGGGAGGTGAGGGTTTTAGTGGTAGAGAAGGTCTATATATATTTTGAATGGCCTTGAAAGGGTTGAAAATGCCTCTTAGGTATGATATTATGTTGATGACAGCAGAGGAGAGTTAGTTCTAGTTTGGTGGTGTTGTTGACCGAGCAACGCCCCAACAGTCAAGTTTCCCCCGAGTTCCCTGCTGAGGCAGTTATTCTGCCCCCTCTCAATCCCACTTATTTGACCGAAGGCGGTTGAGTAACCCGGCTCAGCCGCTATTCGGTCAAAGCGTTTAAAAATTATATTTTGAAAATTATGCAGAAGGGGTGAAATTTGGTGCCAAGACCGAGTAGCGATGAAACTCAAGAAGAATTTGTGACTCGTTGTATGGCTGATGAGGAAATGCAAGAGGAATTTGAGGATAGGGAGCAGAGATATGCGGTTTGCAAGGAATATTGGCGACGATATGGTTTGGGAAGAGGAGAAGGAGAGCCAAGACCGGAGTAAAAAGAAGGGGTTTTTAGCGATGTCAGAGGAAAAACCGGCAGAACTGCTGCCAGATGATTTGGAAAATACAATAAAATTCGAGTTAGAGCAGAATAATCGGCCCGATGATGATGGAATTAATCGTTTCGAGATTTATAAAAGGCGATATAAGTCGCTTTTGGCCGATTATGCGGATAAATTTCCAAATAAAAAGAAATTAGCGTACCTTGCGGTGCTTTCAGTCACCGGAAAAGTGCTAAAATCCGCTCTTACAGTCGGAATTTCGATGCAAAGGCTAAGAACCTGGCGTGGTGATGCCAAAAACACTAAAACTCCTTTAAATGCGGAGCTTTTCTGTAAGTTAGAGGAAGAGTCGGACAGGTTTTTCGACGAACTCCTCCTGTCAGAAATAGACCGGAGGGCAGTGGAGGGTGTAAGAGAACCGATTTACTATGCAGGAGAGAAAGTCGGCGAAAAAACCAAGTATTCCGACAATCTCTTGATGTTCAGAACGAAAGCACGCCTTCCTCAGTACCGAGAAAGCCATACTCAAGTCAATATTAACAACGAAGACTCTGGAGATATTGAAATTAACTTCCAGGTTCCCGAAATGAACCAGGAGGTTGAAAATAAAGAGGTTATTGATGTGGAGGCCGAGGTAGATGGTTAGAGAAGGGCCGAAAAGGCGTCGTGACCAGAAAAAAAGAAAAGCTGCGGCTCAAAAAGCCGGTTCTAAGCAGTCTTTTTCGATAGATTGGATACCACAGAAAAGACAGTTGAGATTTTTAAAGGCTTGCGGCTTAGATTACGCTTTCCCGGTTTATATGGAGAAAAACGAAGATGAAAAGCCGAAATTGGTTAAAAGAGATGATAAACCCGACACTCCCACACGTCCCGAGGCCGATGTAATCGGATATGGGGGTGCAGCCGGCGGAGGTAAGTCCGATGCTTTACTGATGGCACTCTTTATCGGCTGTTTGACGTTCCCCGGAGCAAATGGAGCCTATTTTCGTAGAACTTTTAGACAGTTAGAGGGTGCCGGCGGGGCCATAATGCGGTCTAAAGAGCTATTTGATGGTTTCCCCGGAGCTAAATGGCACGGAACCAAGCGTAGATGGACTTTTGAGTCGCTCAACAACTCAGTTATAGTTTTTAACCATCTGCAAAAGCAAGACGATGTTTACGACTATCAGAGCCAGCAGTTCGACTTTATATGCTTTGACGAGGCAACTCAGTTCACAAAATTTCAGTATATGTATTTAGCGACCAGGAACAGGGCAACAGTACAGGGTGTTAAACCTTTTATGGCCCTGGCTACTAACCCAGGAGGCGTCGGTCACCAATGGTTTAAGCAGCAATTCGTTGATGTTGGTGTTCCAGAGGAGCCTCACGATGTAGAAGTCAATCCTGGTGTTTTTCGAAAGCATATATTCATACCGGCGAAATTATCCGACAATATTATTTTGGAAGACCGAGACCCGCATTATCGTAAAAATCTTGAGGCACAATCAGAAATAGAGAGGAAACGCCTTCTTGAAGGCGATTGGAATATACACGAAGGACAATATTTTCCCGAATATAGCGAAGAAGTCCATGAACTTGAGCCCTTTGAAATACCCGACTATTGGAAGAGATTTATTAGCATTGACTATGGTTTGGATATGTCGGCAGTTCTCTGGTACGCTCTCGACAATCATGGATTTTATTATTGCTATAAAGAGCTTATGAAACCGAATTTGTCGTTATCGGATTTAGCATTAGAAATTCAGAAAAAAACAGGCCCGATTGAACGAGAATTGTTGGCGTATACAGTAGCATCGCCAGATTTGTGGAATAGAAGGCAAGAAACCGGTAAACCTGGTGTACAGATTTTGAGAGAGAATGGAATGAGCGATTTTGGTTTAAGGCCCGCCGATAATCGGCGTGTTGAGGGCTGGAGAGTCGTGAGAGAGTATTTAAAGCCGATAGAAGACCCATTATCCGATGAACCGGAAGAAACGCCTCTAGTGGCAAGAATGAGGTTTCTGAAAGGCCCAGTACAAAAATTATGCTCTGATATACCGCTTTTACAGCATGATGATAAAAACCCGGACGATGTAGCTGACCAACCACATGATATTACCCATGCCCCAGAAAGTTTAAGATATTTTTGTATGAGCCGGCCGCCGCTCTGCTCAGAAACTAAAGAAGAAAGAGAAATTAGGAAGAAGACTTTTGAGAAAAAGACTAAGCCACGTTCAAAAATTACTGGATATTAATAGGAGGTTTTGATTATGCCAAGAGGAGCCCCACCGCAAGGACGACAAGCCCCACCACCACAGGGAGGTCAAGCTCCACCCGGAGGAGGCCAAGCTCCACCCGGAGGAGGCCAAGCTCCACCACCGCCACCAGGACAAGGTGGAGGAGGAGAGCAGGATATGAAAATGGCGATTATGCAAGAATTGCAAGGTAGGAGCCAGGAAGAGCTAATGGAAATCGCTGCTGAGGCAGTTATGGCTCTTAATATGCTAGAGCATGAAATGATGGCTATGCAAGGAGGAGGCGGCGGAGCCCCACAGGAACCGCCCCGCTAAGGAGGTATACTGATGCCCCGAGGTCACTTAGAGCGAAGGCAATATAAAAAAGACGAAATAACCCAGGAGCTTTTGAAAGTTTTCCAGTATTATAAGAGCTTTCGTGAGGAGTACGAGGATAAGGCTCTTGACTGGTACGAAACTTTTGTCGGCTATATTGAAGAGCAAGATACTCCCGGGGCTAATATTCATGTTCCGAAGACTTACCAGATTATTGACGCCATCAGAGCACAACTGGTGTCGATATTTTTCGGTAAAAGGCCATATATTGAGTTTAGGCCGATGCCGGAGGCTGGTGATGCAGAGTCCTTTATAGCAAATGAAGATAAAGCGAAGGTAGCGGCCAGTATTGTTGACGAGCAGCTTGAGAAGTCAAATATACAGCGTGAGTTTTATGATTTCATTACTAGCCTGCTGATTTTTCCAGCAGGTATAATGTCGGTCGGCTGGCGATATGAAACTGATTATATTCGGAGAAGGACAAAAGTCCCCGAAATTGACGCTCAATCTGGCTTATATACTGGCCGATACATTTGGGATTATATAGAGAGTGAAGAGGTTGTTTATGACGATAATGAAGTGAGAAATGTTGATTTCTTTGATTTCTGGATTGACCCGGAGTCTAAAAACTTAGAAGACGCTCGAGGTTGTTTTCACAGAGAGCACGTGACGCTTGATGAACTGGAAGAAAAAGTGCATCAGCTCTCTAAATTGAGCGATGGTGTGCTTTACGAGGTAGATTTCGATAAATTGTCACACTATGGTCGGCAATCTGAACGAGGTAGTGAAAAAAGGTTAAGCTCAGTTGGCCGAAAAGGTAAGCGATTTGACGCTTATAGACAGTCAAGTGACGAGAGATTAAAAGGCAAGAGTGAAATTGAGCTCTTACATTACTGGGAAAACGATAGACACAGCATTATAGTCAACCGACAGCAGGCTTTATATGATGGCCCCAACCCATATTGGAGGCACAAGGAAAAACCCTTTATAATGGCCTCTTATGACCCTCTGCCATCTGAGCCTTATGGTTTAAGTGCTGTGCAGATTTTAGAACCACTCCAGGAAGAAATCAACACTATTCACAATCAGCGGATAGATAATGTATCAATGATAATCAACAAAATGTGGTTGAGGCGTCGAGGGGCCGATATTAAAGACGATGATTTAGTGAGCAGACCAAATGGTGTTGTTGATGTTGACTCTTTCGAGGATTTAATGCCGATGGAAATGGGCGATGTTCCCGAAAGTGCTTACGCTCAAGAGGAAGTTCTTCTCAACCATATTCAAAACGCTTTAGGCACCCCTCCAGTAATGCGAGGAGCTAGTGCTAGGGGTGACCAAACTGCTACTGAGGTTAGTCAGCAGACAGAAATGGCCTTAGGTCGTTATGAGGCAAAAATGAGGCTATTTGACGAAATAGGAATAAGCAGAATAGCCCGCCAGATGGATTTAAATAACCAGCAGTTTATTACTGATAAGCGAATGGTGAGGATAGGCGGCGAAGAGCAGTATAAATGGCGAGAAGTAGACCCTGGCTACCTTATAGGAGAATACAGCTACTCGCCTGCTAAGTCGACTGTAGATGATGCTACAAACCCAGAAGTTAGAAGAGAGCAACTTACTGAAATGATTAGCTTTTTATTGCAAGCAGAAGTGCCATTCATTAATTATGAGCAGCTTGTTGTTGAATGGCTGGAAAGTTTCAATATAGAAAACCCGCAAAAGTTTTTGATAGATGCAGAGGATATGCAGGCTGCCAGAGAGCAATACTTCCAGCAAATTAGTGGTGCTCCCGAGAACCAGCCTCAACAAAATACAGCAGGCTCGGTTCAGCAAAATATTGGTGGAAACCAGTATCAAAGACCTAATAGACGAGCTGGAGGATACAGAACAGATGGTACACCACAACCGCAGCCTGGACAAAGAGGGGGTGCCAGAAATCGACCGACTAGAAGACCTCAATAAACACGATAGAAAAGCTGCTTTAAGCAGTCTTTACCAGTCCCCTGGTTGGTCGCATTTAGAGGACTATCTTTTAGAGCAGAAAGATATTTTGAAGAATAGGTTAGTTGAATGTGACCCTAAAAATTCGATTAAAATAGCTTACTGGCAGGGAATGATTGAAATGATTAATAGGACTATACAAAAACCTAAAACAGCTTATGAGGAGGCTCAAGAATGAGTAAAATTTTAGGCAAGCCTTCTTCCGGTAAAGATTTAATGGAGAAGGTTAATGCCGGTCAGACCCACGAAGACGATGGGGAACCTGCTGAGGAGCAAGTTGCTCAAGAGGATACTGCCCCCGAGGAGGGAGAACAGGTAGAGGAAGAGGAACTTGATAAGCAGGCCCAGAGTCAAGAAAGTGGACAATCTGATAGAGAGAAAGATGATATACTCCCCGACAAATTTAATTCCAAAGAAGATTTGGTTAAATCCTTAAACGAGTTAGGCCGAAAATTAGGCAAAGGAACTTTAGACGAGAATTTTGCTAAAAACGCATCTATAGAGCAGCTAGTCAATGTTTATAAAGAGAATGAACGAGAGCTTGGCAAAACTTCTCAAACTGACCAAGTCCGTAAAGAGAACCAACAACTCAAAAAACAACTAAAAAAATGGCAGAATTACGCCAATCAGCTTCGGAGGCACTTCAATGCCAATCGTCCGCAAAGAGGATACCAGCAACAACAGGCCCAGCAACAACAGGCCCAGCAACAAGCTGGACAACCTGTTAATAGACAGGGGCAACAAGTTGCTCGTGACCCCAATACAGGCCAATATGTTAGCCAAAATCAAGGCCAGGGACAATCTCAGCAACAGGTAAATAATCAGCCCCAGGAAAAAGGTAAGAGCCAAGACGCCGATGTCGATATAGACCCCGATAAGTTCCTTCGTGATTTCTGGAAAAACCCTGTTGAGAGTGTGAAGAAGGTTGCTCAAATGTCGAACCAGGAGCAGGAGCAGTTAAAACAGGAGATACCACAGGAAGTACAACAGCAGGCTAACCAGGTTGCCCAGCAAGCTGGTATGCAACAGCAATTCCAGCAAGCCGGACAACAACCTGCACAGCCTCAACAACAGCCTCAACAGCAACCTCAACAACAAAGGGTTAACCAGGAAAAACAAATGAGAGCTAAGAAAAGACAACAGCTAATTAAAGATATGACAAATAAATTTAAACAGGAAAAGGAAGACTTAGATTTGGAAACCAAAAAGAAAATGCTCCAGGTTATGAAAGAAAAGCCAATATATCGCTACCAGGAGCTTTTTCCGAATGGACAAAATCTTGAAATAGCCTATAACGAGGCTAAAAGACGACTTGCTAGAGCACAACAAAGTCGTGAGAAGAAAAAACAGGAAAGGAATAAACCTCAAGATGATGAAATAGCCGCTCAAAAAAGAGGAGCGAGAATTAACACCAACTCTGGAGGTAGAACCTTTTCTAATAAGTCCAATCGTGGAGTATCAGATGATGATATAAAGCAAGATATATTCGGAAATACGAGTAATGGTATATTTGGCTGACTATTTCTATCCTGGAGGTTAATATAAGGAGTGAGAAAAGATGCCTAGACCTTATGATGATGGTCAGCCTGTATGGAGTGGAGAGGATAATGCACCGGTAACTTCGTTTGATATAGATATGCAACGTCGTGATATTGACGTTGCTAGTGAGATACTTGAGCTGCAACCGAACGCTACACCATTTTTAGTAATTGGCCAAAGAGCCGCACAAACTTCTGCTAACTCCCTCAGAGTAGTTTGGTTTGACGACGAACTAGATGGCTGGTGGACTGAGGCAGTAGAAAGTTTAGACGATACTGAAAGTGACAATGAGTTTGAAGTTAGCGATGGGAATATTTTCCGCAAGCGTGACCTTATTAAAGCTCCCGATACCGGAGAGGTTATGTTAATCGAAGAGATTAATGGTGATACCTTAAAGGTTAAAAGAGCTTATGGTGATGAGGAAGACGCTGGAGGTACTGAGCCACAGTCTTTAGATAGCGGAGCTAATCTTATGAGAATGGGTAATGCCTTTGAGGAAAACTCTCTGGCTCCCGAGCCAAGAGCTACCCAGCCCTCAAGGCACTACAACTATGTGCAAACCTTTAGACACAGCTTTGGAGGTTCCTTAGACGAGCTTGAAGAGTCTAAGAAAACCAACGAAGACGAGAGAACTCGTCTAACCCGCAGAAAAGCTGTAGAACATCGCATAGAAGTAGAAAAAGCCTTGCTTTTCGGTGAGCGTAATATCGACATCGAAAACAGAAGGCGTACGATGGGAGGTTTATTCCAGTTCCTAGAAGACCAGTACGAGAGTGCTGATATTCGAGCCGATAATGGCGGAGAGGATAAGTTTGAGGCGTTCTTAGAAGACGCTTTCTGGTATGGTAGTGACGAAAAGCTGATGATTACCAGTCCGAGAGTAGGTTCTGAGATAAGTAAGTTTGCTCGTGAGCGGATACAAACTAGTTCCGGCGAGGAAACTTATGGACTCGCTATCAACACTTATCAGTCCTTTCATGGAAGACTCCACATCGTAACTACTCAAATGTTCGAGAAGGAGTATAAAGATAAGGCAGTTATTCTCGACATGGAGAATATAGATATTATGCCTTATGCTGGTAAGAATACTACCCTTTCTAGAAATATCCAGGAAAACAGTAGAGATGGGTGGTTAGACGAGTATATTACTAAAATGACTCTTAGAGTAAGACTGGAGAAAACCCATAGAGTGTTAGAAAACGCTCTCGGTTAATAGGAAAATTTGGGGAGGGTTTTGCCCTCCCCTTAAAAATTAGGGGGTAATGTTATGAGCGATGAATTTGTAAAAGAAGTTGAAAAAGCTGAAAGCGAAGACGAAGTTGAAGAGGTTAAAGAAGAGGAAAAAGAAACTTTTGTTGATGAAACTGAGGGCGAGCATATTTTTGGCTCCAAAAGAAGTAGCCATAAAATAATCGTCGACTATCCAGATAGCGAAAGGTATTTTAGAGCTGAATTTGAGAAAGGCGTTTATAGAACTACTGATGATGAAAAGGCTAAGTTGCTCGAGGAAAAAGTCGAAAACAATCCGAATTTGCGAGCTGTAATAACAAAAGTCCAGTAAGGATTTGGTAATATGATGCTCTCCGAATATATAAAAAGAGTAAGGAATATATTAGATGAACACGATACTGATACTTCCTTCTGGTCAGATAAAGAGCTCAAGAACTGGCTGAATGAAGGGACGAATACTGTTGCTAAGACTGCGGAACATTTACCGCAGAGAGCTTTTATAGAACCAACAGAAGAAAACGAGTATATTTTGCCTGGCAATTGTATCAAAGTATTTAAAGTTAAGATAAATGGCGAGTTTATACCTTCGATACCCATTCAGTTGGAAGGCGAGGAAAAAGGCTATTATATTTGGAAAAACAAAATTATATTGAGCCAAATTCCTAAAGGTAGTCGTGTATTTATTTTCTACTATCGAACTCCTAGATTAATGGAGAATGAAACTGATGCAGCTGAATTGCCTCCGCAATATGAAACTATAATTATTCCTTATTGCCTTTATAAAGCCTATCAGAAGGATAGAAAAGCAGATTTAGCTCAACAAAATTTAGAAGAGTTTTCAGCTAGACTGGAAAGAATGACTCGAAATTATTCTAATACGCCTCAGAGAAGTAGTTGGGCGGTAAGAAGAAAAAGATAAGGAGTGAATATAATGGAAGTAACAGCTGAACTTTATGCGAATTTCGTTAAAAATGCTTTTTTAGATAACATTGATAACATTGAGGATAATTCAAAGTGTATGCTACTTGGTGAGGAATATGGTTTCACCGAAACTGATGAAGTAGTATCAGATATAAGCGACTATGAAATTGACGACGCTGATTATGAAAGACAAGTTGTGCAAAATGTTGATGTTACAAGGGACTCAAATATTATAAATGTCGATTGCAACGATATAAACTTTGGTGATGTAGTAACTATTTCGGCCCATTACGCTTGCATTTATGTAGAAGGAGATACCGAAGACGAAAGTTATCTTATGTTCCATATAGATTTTGCTGGCGAGCAAGAGTCAGATAATGGTACTTTCGAGTTGCAAATTCACGATGATGGACTATTTGATGTGGTGACTTAATATGGGCGATGCTAAAATTTCTGTTCCCAAAAAAGAAATCGACTCAAAGGATTTTTTGAAAAAATTTTTGGAGCGTAAAAAAACCTTCAAAAATGCGTTCAATAAAAGAACTAGAAAATAGGAGGCGTTTTAGATGGCTGAAACAAAATTCGAGGTTGAAACCTTGAGTGCTGCCGATGTTGATGATGGCAGCATGACTCTTCGAGGTCAAATGAAAGAGATGGAAGAGATTGAAAGCGTTTCAACCTCTGTTGAATTTGAAGAAGAGGAAAAATGGGAAGACACAGGATATATAAATATAGTCGAGGATACTTTCGTCTTTGCTGATGGCAGCTATGACGAAGGTGTAGATTATGAAGTAGACTATTTTGCAGGAAAAGTTAAAATTCCCGAAGGTAGTGCTCTTTCCGCAGATGCGACTTATGACCTTTCTTTTGATGTAAACCATATTCATGGAGCTTTAATCCACTTTAGATGGGGAATGGACGAGGATATGCTCGACTTTTTTGAAACTCGTTCCTATTTTGTAGATGAAGTGGAAAGTCAAGTCCATCACGAAATTGATGGTATAGAAGAAGGGGAGAATATTTACTTCAAAGCAGTAGCTGAGAGTGTAAGTGTTCATTGTGAGGATACTATGGATAATTTTTTAAATTTGTCAAGAAATATAAAAGTAATAGATAAGGAAATTGTAATGGATAAGGTAACTGTTAGTGAAATTGCAATGGATAAGATAATAGAGCAATTAACAAAAGGTATGCCAGGTATTAAATTCTTTGTTTCACCATATATACTTGATACAATGT